TAAAAAAAATGTCAGTAACAAATGAAAATTATTTTTTTTGTATTTACAGGGTTTTCAGGCAAAACCACTTTTTTCAAAAAAAGTCATAAAAATTCTATTTCTTAATTTTCAAAAATGGACAAAAATAAATGTCCATTTTCAAAAAATGAGATGTACTTTTTTTCTTGTTTTTTTTCAAAAATGAATATAATTACTAAGTTCACTCTTATTAGGACCATTTACATGTATAAATAACGGAGTTCTATTTTTATAATACACTTGATTACCGTCATAACTAAATAAATCATGGTCTATATTATATGTGTTAAGAAAAATTTCATTTTTATAATCAAGTTGAATAATATTTTTATTTTGAAAGAACTGCTTTGTCCAGTATAATTGGTCATCATCTTGGTCATTATAATCATAATGTTGTAGGCATTGTCTTATAGCCCATGCATAACCAATAAATAAGCCACTATTTAAAAAAGAGAATTCTTCATCTAATTTTGTATAATTAACGGCTTGATTAGGGTCAGGATGACAATCCGTTTCAGCTCCAAAAATGAGAGGATGATTAAATTTATAAAATTTGTCTAATATTCTTTTTTTATCACCGCAATAAATAACATCGTAAGCATCTGTAAATAAAACAATATCTTCATTAGAAATGTGAGGTTTAAAAACAAAATCTTTGACTTCTCGCAATTTGATTCCAAAATTACCCCTTGCATTCCAACCAATGTGTCTATTTTCTTGAGAACCTAATACATGTATAGTTTCATTATTTTGTGAAACCTTTGTCTGTATTTTATCTAAAATAATGTGAGGTTTGGTAGCAACGGTAATATAATGAAAATTACTACTCATTATATATTTGAGTTTATATTTTTTAAATAAATTCTGTATATTATATTATTATGGACAACGAAGATTCAAGAGTAGAAATATATAAAGAAAAGATGAATTCAGAAGATAGAAAAAGTAAAATAAAAAAGACTAGATGTTATTTTGAAATATGTAAGAAAAACATAAATTCAGAGAAGAAAAAGAAATTTGAAATAAATGAGAACATGTTGGAGTTAGGATTAAAAAAGAAAGTGTTATTAGAGTTAAAATATCATGAATTAACAAGTAAAATAGGATGGATTCAAATATCAATCATTATAGCATCAACAGCAATTACTTTTATTCAAACAGCGGATGGTGTGTTTGAATTTCCAGAGTCGTTTATAGCAACAATAGTATCAATAAGTTTATCAACTTATGTAGCATTAATATTAGCAATATCTCGTTTTTTTAAATTTGATGAATTAAAAGAGCAAATAGTGAATTTATTATCAACATATGCATTGTATATTAATAAATTAAAAATTAGAAAACAAATATTGATAGACCATAATTTTGATTATTATAAAAGAGATATAGACCATGAATATAATGAATGGAATAAATTGAAAGATGTATTTGAAAAGGATGGGTCGGCAGAATTAAAAGTAAGTATAGATAATGAAATAGATATGTTATTAACGAAGAAGGACGAATTAAAGTATCGTGAAGAAATGATAACATTACAGCTACAAGAATTTATTATAGAACAACAAGATGCAATATATGGTAAAATGGAGCCGTTGATGTTTTCGCATTTATATAAATATAAAACAAATGTAGGATGTTTAAATTATGTAATGTCGCGAGTATTTCATACAACAAGTTTTCATAAAAAAGCTCGTGATATGTATTGTTCTCAAGAAATAGAAAAGGTGAGTCATGCAAATGATATAGAAGTAAAAACAAATATGTTGAAAAAACTAAACACAGAGTTGAAAGAATTGTATAAAGAGAACAAGTTATTACAGAAAGTGAAAAATACGATAGAAGATACAGAATTAAGAAAGAAAATGGAGCAAATATTAGAAAAAAAATTAAATATTCGCGAAGACCTAATAAATTCTCGTAGTTCTGTGGATGATACAAAGAAATTATTGAAAGCATATAGAACAAATCAGAATGCAGAGAAAATACATAATTCTTTAAATAAGAATGCTAGAATAGAACATGAATTAGGAATCCGTAATTTTGAGTCATTCAATGTATCAGATTTAGAGAAAAAGGAAGATGCCATTAATAGTTATAACTATTTATATAATACAGGTGGTAATAAAGTAAAAGATATAGATAAGTTGAAATATGATGTAGTAAATTATACACAGGAATTGTATTATCCAGATGAATATTATGATATAGAGGGAATAGAACCAGCATGTAAAGGAGATTTAGAATTAGGTTTAAATAAAGAAGGAACTCGGTATGCAAGTTCATTAAGTAGTTTTTCGTATAGTAGCGATAGTGACAGTGGAGAAGATAGATATGTAAAGAAAAAAGTATTTAATCGTATAAGAAGAGAAACAGCAAAGAGTGATATAATTGAAGAAAATAATATAAAATTTAAAAAAATGGATTTTTTGGATAATGGAGAAGAAATGGAAGAAGTAGATTTAAAAGATGAAAATGGAGAGAAAGAAGTATCAAGCAATAGTGAAGAACAAGTGCATTCAGATTGTGAAGATAAAAAGGGGTCATCATCATTTTTAGCGAATTTAAATTTATTTGGTTCTAGGGAAAATAATAATACTGATAGTGATTCGGATATAAACGATAAAGTCTAATAATTGTATAATGGAAAAAAAGATTATACAATTACCTGTAGAAAATAAAAAAGCGGCAAAGCCAAGTGAAAAATTAAAAAGAACAGTAGTAAGTCATAAAAACTGGGATTTAAGTATGAATGTATGTGATGTTTTATTAAAAATAAAAGAAGGTAAGGAAGTAGAATTAAATAAGGGTGAAAAGATATTACATAATGAATTAAAAAAGAAATGTCGTAGTTATGCGACTCAAGATAAGAAAAAGGAGTTATTTGATAAAAAGAAAATAATAAAAATAAATGAAATAATAGACAAAATATTCGATTGTGAATTCAAATGTTTTTATTGCAAAAAAGAAGTAAAACTATTATACGAGAACATACGAGAACCATTACAATGGTCATTAGAAAGAATAGATAACGATTATGGTCATAATGAAGATAATGTGGAAATAAGTTGTTTAAATTGTAATTTGCATCGTAAAACAATGCATCATGAGAGATATAAATTTACGAAAGAAATGGTATTAATAAAAAAGGACTAGCGTTTAAAAACATATAAAAAAGTAATGAAAAATACTATATGACTAATTTTTCATTTCATAATCAAATATATGAGAAATTAGATGATTTTATAGAAAAAAATAATATTCCCCATATAATTTTTCATGGGAATTCAGGAACAGGGAAGAGAACAATAGTAAATAATTTTATAACTCGTATTTACAAGTATGATAAACAGAAAATTAAATCTAATGTGTTATTTGTAAATTGTGCTCATGGTAAGGGAATAAAATTTATAAGAGAGGAGTTAAAATTTTTTGCAAAAACAAATATTCAAACAAATAATGGTATGTTTTTTAAATCAATTGTGCTGTCTAATGCAGGGTATTTAACAATGGATGCTCAATCAGCATTAAGACGATGTATAGAGCAATTCAGTTATAATACTCGTTTTTTTATAATAATAGAAGATAAGAATAAGTTATTGAATCCAATTTTATCACGATTTTGTGAAATTTATATACCGGAGTATGTGAATGAAAAGAATGAAGTAATAAATTTACATAAGCATTTTATAGAAGATAAACATAATTTAGAAAAGGAGATAAATTATTCAGAATTAATAGGTGAAAAGTTAAGTAATATAGAAAAAACACATGTAAATTTTATAGAATTAGTTGAAGAGTTTTATAACAATGGTATTTCATGTTTAGATTTAGTAAAGTTTATTAAAGAAAGTAATGAAATAGATGAAATGGATAAAATAAGAACATGTATATGTTTTGATACAATAAATTCGGAGTTTAGAAATGAAAAAATATTAATGTTTTTTATTTTAGATTACTTATATATTCGTTCAAATAAGGATTTAAAATGTATTTCGGTATTATAATATTTTATGGACGATTTTGTGATATCGAACTTAAATGAATCCAGAAATGAGTGGTGTAGTCGTTTAGTAAGTATTTTTACACCATTAGTAAATGAAGGAATCCGTTCTATTTTTAAAGAATCATGGGATGTGTGTGTAGAGAACGATGAAGCAAATAAGTATTTGATGACATTTCAAAATTTTTTATCTCGTATTCCAAAGTGGAATAATGATATAATTGCAAATGAGAGAGATAGAATAATTGATAGAAGTAAATGTAATTATTTGGAGGATTTGATAACATGTGTGCATATTATTCAATTAAAAATTTTGACATGTATTCGTGTAGGAAATAAGCAAAAGCAAATAGACATTTCAATTCCAAAAATAGATGATTTTGTTCATAAGGTATATATTCATACAGCAAGAAAGTTGTATTCAAATGTATATTTATTTGAAAAGAATATTTCACCGTTGCAACAACAAAAGAATAATCGTGAGATGGAAGTAATCATTCAAGAATGCATATTAACAGCTATTCGTGATTCAATTCCAACTGAAGAAATAATTCGTGCTTATATGGATGAAAGTGTAGAGCAAGAAGAGGAAGTAATCATTGAGAACATTGAAGAGAAGGAGGAAGAGAAGCCAGTAGTAGAGGAAGAAAAAGAAGAAGTAAAAGAGGAAAATAAAGAAGAGACAGTTCCAGAAGTAGTTCCAACAATTCAAGATAAGGATGATAAAGAAGTGGTAACCAGATTGACATTTAATGATATAGATAGTATATTAGATGAAAATGATGTTAAGAAGGAGGAACCCCGTAGTATGGATGATTTAAATAATATTTCAATAACAAAGGCAATGGAAAGTTATTCAGATGATGAAGATGATGAAAAGATTCAAATAATGGATGAGCCAATAAGTTTAACAGATTTTGAGGAATTAGAGGATCCTTTTGCAAAAAAAGATGAAATAGTATTAGATGGCGTAGAAGTTTTAGGTTAAATGCGTATATTTAGAATATAATTCTTCTAGAATTGGTATATAATGGAAAAATTGTTTGTAATTTCAATTTTAATTTCTATTGTGTATGCAATTGTTACTGTAGTAGAAAGTAAATTTATTCAAAAGAAAATAAAACCAACTAAGGAAATAATTAGAGAAGGATTTTTTGTATTTATATCATCCATAGTTAGCTTATTTATATTTTTTAAGATGAGTGGAACATTAACAGAGTTTTTTAATATTATAACAGATACAAAAACAGAAGTAGTAAAGACAACAGAAGTATTTACCGGTGAACCAGGATTTTAATATATTTATATTTATTATATAAAATATAAATATGTCGGTAACACGAAAACGACCAATAAAAACAAATAAACGAATAACATTAAAAAAAATAAATGTATCAATAATAGAAAAAGCGGCGAATTTCGGGTTGGAAACAATAAATGAAAAAAAGATAATAGAGAAAAAATCACCTATTCAAGAAAAGATGGATAAGGGGGATGCGAGTACAAAAGAAAAAATAGGATTGTTTAAAGAGAAAGGTATAACAATATTGGAAGAATTAAGTGAAGATGAATTGACCAGTATGTTGAAAATGGCCAATGATTATTACTATAATAAAGAGCCATTATTGAGTGATAACACTTTTGATATATTAAAGGAGCATATGGAAAAGAAATATCCTCAAAATGTATTAATTAAAGAAGTAGGTTCAGAAATAAAGAAAAATAAAGTGACATTGCCTTATTATATGGGTTCAATGGATAAAATTAAACCAGATACAAAGGCATTAGAGAATTGGTGTAAAAAGTATAAAGGAGGGTATGTATTATCATGTAAATTAGATGGTATAAGTGGATTATATAGCACAGAAGGGGAAGAAGCAAAATTATATACTCGTGGAAACGGGAAAGTGGGACAAGATATATCTTATTTAATTCCATATTTAAATTTACCTAAGGAGAAAGGGTTAGTAGTTCGTGGTGAATTAATTATGTTGAGAAAAAGATTTGAAGATAATTATAAAGTTCAGTTTGCAAACGCAAGAAATATGGTTTCTGGATTGGTAAATAGTAAAACAGTAGATGATAAAATAAAAGATGTAGATTTTGTGAGTTATGAAGTAATCAAGCCAGAATTAAAGATATCAGAACAAATGAAGAAAATGGAAGAAAGTGGTTTTAAAACGGTAAGAAATGAGAAAGTAGAAAAATTATCAAATGAATATTTATCAAATAAATTGGTCGATTGGAGAACAAATTATGCATATGAAATAGATGGAGTAATAGTAGCGGATGATAATATATATAAAAGAAAGGAGAAGAATCCAGAACATGCGTTTGCTTTTAAGATGGTTATAAGTGATCAAATAGCAGAAGCAAAAGTAGTAGATGTAATATGGACACCAAGTAAAAGTGGATTTTTGAAGCCTAAAGTAAGAATAGAACAGATAAGCTTGGGAGGTGTAAAAATAGAGTATGCTACAGGATTTAATGGTTCATTTATAGAAAACAATAAGATAGGTATAGGTGCAAAGATTCAGTTAATTAGAAGTGGTGATGTAATACCTCATATTAGAGAAGTAATAGAACAAGCAGATGAGGCAAAAATGCCAAATGTAAATTATCATTGGAATGAAAGTCATGTAGATATAATATTAGATAATATGGAAGAAGATAATACAGTAAAAGAGAAAAATATAACGGCGTTTTTTACAACATTAGGAGTAGAAGGTTTATCAAGTGGAAATGTAAAAAGGATCATGAATGCAGGATATGATAGTATAGCAAAAGTAATTTTAATGAAAAAGACGGATTTTAATGGAATAGAAGGATTTAAAACAAAAATGATAGAAAAGATATATGGAGGTATTCAAGAAAAAGTAAAAAATGCAAATATAGTGGATATTATGGTAGCTTCAAATATGTTTGGTCGTGGATTGGGTAGAAAAAAGATAGAACCAATTATGGAGAAATATCCAAATATTTTAACAAGTAATGAAAAGCACGAAGAAAAGGTGGAAATGTTGAAAACAGTTACAAATATAGGTAAAGAAAATGCGAAAAGTTTTGCAAGTAATATAAATATATTTATGAATTTTTTGAAAGAAGCAAAATTAGAATATAAGATGAATGAAAAAGTAGAGAAAAAAGAGGAAATAAAAGAAAGTGATCATATTTTGAGTAATAAGAATGTAGTAATGACAAAGGTGCGTGATAAAGAAATAATAGAAAAATTGAATGAAGTGGGTGGAAAATTAGTAGATTCTATAAATAAGAATACATTTGTATTAATAGTAAAAAATAAAGAAGATGAATCAAATAAGACGAAAAAGGCAAAGGAATTAAATATTCCGATAATGGAAGTAGATGAATTTAAAAAGAAATATATGTAAATTGATATAATATGTGAATATGTTATCAATTAGTTATAATAAGAAGGAATAGCATCAATATTGATAGTTGGGTTATTATTAGTTTTACATAAAAATTGAGAAAAGAAGGGATATGAGAGTTGTTTTTGGGGTAAATGGTTATGTACAGTTCTAGCAATCATTTTATATAATTTGAAATCAGGATATCTTTCTTCACCATTTTTTTTATATAAAACATTTTTTCCATAATCATCTGTGCACCATCTAGCAATAGTTTGTTGAAAATCATTTAATTTAGTATCATTAATAGAATCAATAATAAAGTCAAAAATGCTGCACCCAAGGCGGCAAAGGTCAAAACTCATATTAGGTTCAATAATGGGCTTAGATGGATTATAATATGGTTCAAAATTATATTGTGTAGCTGCATCATCACCAGGTGCAAAACTATCACTACAAAATAGATTATTTTGAAATTTATAAATACCTCGTCCAAAATCAATAAGTTTAAAAATCTTACCGTAAGTAGGAACTTTATAAATATTAGAATCATATTGATAATAAATGAATTCCAAATCAGTATTTATATACATAATATTGTTAGTATGAAGGTCATTATGGGTAAAAGAAAATGTTTTTTGAAAAACAATGAGGGTCATAATAATTTGCATAAGATAAGCGGCACTATTAGTTTCATCAACAAGGTTATTTTCAAGTAATTCGTCAAATGTTCCTTGACATTTTTCAAGACAAATGGATTGTATAGGAAAATTATAGATGTAAGCGTTAATATTTTCATCTTCTTCTTCATCTTCATCTTCTTCACTGTCATCTTCACTGTCATCTTCACTGTCATCTTCACTGTCA